CACCAGGAATAACGCTTAAAATATCTTTAACGACGTCGAATATTTTTTTGATAAAATCAAAAACGCCTTGAATAGCTCCTTCGATAATCTTCAATATCGGTGCGACTAAATTTTCAATAAAACCAACTATTTTTCTCACCCAAACAACTAAAAATTTAAGCTGCATAATCATCCAATCTCCGTAAAATTTAATCAAGACCATACTCGTTTTAATGATAACCGTTATTACTCTTAACTCAAACAATAATGGTTCTAGTAAAATTTTGATCAGCGGCATTAAATCTGTCAGAACATCGGTTATTACATCAAAAACAGGCTTTAAAGCTTCGAATATAGGTCCAAGAACCTCAAATATAGCCACTATAATATCTAAAATCAGTTCTATTACGGGCATTAAAATTTCTAATACAGATTCTATGATGGGCAATATAGCATCTAATAATTTACCTATCGCCATCGCGATTCTTTCAATAAATGGAGCTAGTTTTTTGATGATTTTAGCCATAAATTTAGCAATTGGGACAAGAAGCTTGCCTAATGGCTCCATTAATTCTATCAATGCGTCGCCTAAAATTTTAATTGCTTCTTGAAATCCTTCCGTTCTCATTAGAAGATCTGCGAAAAACCCAACTATCGCACCCACCGGTCCGCCAGCTTGCGCACCTTGAATAGCTCCTCCGACGCCTGGAATTTGTTTAGCTACGTTTGCGCCAAACTCTTCTCCCGCACCTCTAATGGCGTTTTTGCTGAAAAAATCTTTAATATTAAAGTCGCCTATCCCGGAAAAATCAAAATCTTTGCCCGTTTTTTGAATTTTCGCATCAACTATAATACCTTCTTTCGCCGTTTTTTGGACATCTTTTAAGGTTTCGCCAGTTTTTTTAATAGTATCATTAGTTTGTTTTAACTTTTCATCCGCAGTTTCAGCCGCAGTTTTTAACGCTTCGCCAGCGTCATTACTGCTTTGTTCTAAATCTTTAGTATTTTTATTAACTTCTTCAATTGTGTCTTTAATAACTTGGAAAGATTTATTAACTTTTGGCAGACCGAATACAGCTTCTTTTTCAAATCCTAATAGGTCAGTCTTTAGAATTTCTCCAAGGTTTCCGAAATGGCCTTTTACTTTAGGAGCTAGCATCGAAAATTCTTTCTCGACGTTGGCTAATTCTTTTTTAACTTTTGCGGGTAACTTGGCGAATTCTTTTTCAACCGTTTGTTCAACATCCGCTAATTCTTTGACTACATTTCCAAACTCGTTTTTAATCTTATCGCCAAACCCCGAAAAACTACTAAAAATATTGCCAAAATTATCTTTTACTTTTGTGCCAAATCCCGAAAAACTATTAAAAATATTACCAAACTCAGTACTAAAAAAACTGCCAATCTCATTTAATGACGTCGATGTCCTATTTTTTGTCTCTTCTAATACCTTCGCTAATTTGTCGCCTAACCTGTCTAAAGCATCAGATAGTTTATCAATAGCCGTAATTGTTTTTACAGTATTTAATTTTTTTAGCGTTGCGTCTAATGCCCTTGCTCTATTATTAGCTAGTGAAAGCTTTACAGCTGAATCGTTTAATGGCTTTAATGTATTTTTTAATTCAGTCTGAGTTTTCTGCAAAGAAACGGTTACTGTATTTCCAGTTAATGTTTTATCAAATGCGGCTGCTTGTTCGTCAGCCTTTTTAAAAGCATCGGCTATTTTTTTTTGACTTCCAGACAAGCCACCACTAATCCCAATAATATCTTTAAATCCATTCCATAAACTTGTCAAAGTACCAATTACTTTGCCGTCAATAAACTCCACAATAGGTTTTAACGCATCATCTAGCCATGCTGAAAATTGTTTTGATATATCACTAACCCATTGTGTTAATCCAACAAAAATAGGCTCCAAGTCTTTAATTACACTTGCAAAAACTTGCAACGCTTCTTTGATAACCTTGCTTATGATGTTAAATAAAACCCCTAATACATCTATAACGGGGGGGATTATAGATTTAGCTAAATCTATAAGAACCGACACTACCGGACCAATCGTTTCAAATAAAAATTTAAATATGTCCACCACATTCTCAATCGCGGCCTGTATATTTTTATTGGAAGTAACTGCATTTGCAATTACCACGGCGAACTCGATAATTTTTTTAGTTAATGGTTCCGTAACCGCAATAACAGATTGAAAAGCTAATTTAACCTTATTCCATACTGGAAGGAAGAAATCTATAATATCTCTAGATAATTTAACTACTGTTTTTATTACATTATCAAATACTCTGACCAACCCATTAAATATTTCATGTACAATCTCTAATTGAGAAAAACTTTTAAATACTTTGAATATATCAGCTATGACGAAAATAAGACTTTTACTAAATTTCATAAACGTAGTTATAGATGCGCTAATCCCGTTAAAAATATCAGAGACAAGTCCCCTGTTATTTTTAACAAACGATGTAAATGACTTGGCTAATTCAGTTAAAGACTTAGCTCCTGCCCTCAATGAACTTTCAAGAATATCGAATATTTCAAGTTTTAACCCAGACATTGCGCTTCCGAAAATAGTTAGATCGCCGTCTAAATTGTCCAGCGAATCAGCAGCCGATTCTTGAGCTGTCTTAGCTTTTACTAATTTTTTTTCGTAGCCTTCTAATAATGGATTAATATTTTTAATTACTTTAATAAATTTACTACCGGCTTCTTTGCCAAACAAGGTAAATACCTGCTTACTTGAAATCCCCGCCGCGTTTAGTTTTTTAAATATATCCGTAAGTTTATTCGTCTCTGGATTGATATCCTCCATGCTTAGGTTTAAGTCGCTTAATACTTCCTGCATCTGATTCGTTGGATCTAATAAATTAGATACAGCCGTCCTGAATGCAGTTCCAGCCAATGTTCCGCGCAATCCAACATCGGCAAGCAGCGCGATGGTTTTAGTGACTTCATCTAACGGCTGATTTACAGCTGATGCAGTAGACGCCGCGAACTTAAATGCTTCAATAAAATCTCCCATCCCCTGTGTGGAAGAACCAACGCTTTTATTAAAATTATCTACAATTTGTCTAGCGGTTAATCCCTGCTCGCTAAATAATTTAAATCCGATACCAACGAGGCGTGATGTATCGGCTAAATCAGTTCCTTGCGCAGCCGCCAAATCCATCGCGTCGGCGGCTATGGAGATTGTTTGCGCAGCGTCAAAACCAGCGCGTGTTAATTCCTCCATGCCCGCCGCCGCTTGTGTAGCTGTGAAAGCCGTAGTTTCCCCTATGCGCTTGGCTTCCGTTTCAAGTGCTTTAAATTCTTCAGCGGTAATTTTAGAAATGGACTTTACAATAGACATCTGCTTCGTAAATTCACGCCCTTCTTTAATTACATCGGCGAATGGAGCAGATAACGCGCGCAAACTTCGGCTAATTAATTCAATACCTTGATTAGCCACGATAATCTGCTTGCCAAATTTATCTAAAACATTCATAAACCCACGTATCGGCTTCGATGCTTTATCAGCTACGCTTAGAACTACTTGTATGCCTGCGGCCATTTTTAACTACTTTTTGAAGATTTTGAAGGCATTTTTTGTTTAATCGCTATTGCGACTTGTTCTTTAATTAAATTAAAGATTTGAGGAAGATATGCGGGTTGTTCATAATACGATTTATTATCAGGCCAACACCATTGAGTTAAACCGGCGATTCCTTGATTATGACATGCATAAAAAACGTTCACCCATGATAATAATGAACGTTCTTTAATTATTGGAATTTCATTAATCGGCAACCCGCGAAGAAACCGCGCTATTGCTTTTTTGCTTGCTCACTCTCCTTTTCAGTCAGGTTTGAACCTGTCATCAATGCGCCGATCAATTTTGTTTTCAACGTCAAAAATGCACCTGAATCAATCGTAAAAATATCTTCAAGCGTTCCATCTCTTAATTTTCCATCTTCTTGAATCTGAAATGTTCCAATCATTTCAACATGGTGAGGGATTATTTCGAGCAAAATTTTATCAAGCGCGGGATTGCTAATCATTTGCAATCCAGACGACTGATTATCTTCGCCTTTCATTGACTGATTAGCGAAAGTACCAAGTTTTTCAAGCCCCGATTGATTCAACGGTTTGATTTTAAACTCGATTCCGTCTAAAATTTCGATGCGAGAATCAAGATTAATTATTAAGGTCATATTTTAAAAACTCCTTAAGATTTCATATTTTTTAAATTAATTATTAAATTGGATCGCCATACAGCGGCGCAACGGTATTAACTAGCGTAACTTGGATTGATGTATTGCTAGTTGTACTAAACAATGCTTGTGCCGTGAACGGAGCTTCGATAATTCCGGGACCGCTTATGCTAGGTTCAACCGATTTAAACTTGATTTTAGGAAAATCAAGAGTTAAAGCGTTTAGAGAGCTATCGCCAGTCCAATGCATTACTAAAGAATTATTTTGCTGATTAATGAAAGCATCCCAATAGCTATGCTGTTGAAAAATAAAAGTACCTGCTAATTCAATAGTTTGAAATCCAGTTCTTTTGATTTTATACGGAGTGCTAGACATTTGCAGCGTAAAATTATTTTCAAGATTATTATTAATCGTAACGGTCATATCTTTGAGGTCCATAACCGCCGCGCCATCAATAGATATACTTGACTGATCCCATCGAAACGGAGCCGCAGTTGGAAATGTCGGACTAGACGCTACTTTCTTCGTCATTTCGCCGCCTAGAATGCCTAACGTAGCCGTTAGCAGCTCTCCATTCGCGACGTTCAAAGTAAAAGTATTCCCGCATAAATTGTAATAAACAGCCGCGCTTCCAACGTCGCGATTAACCTCGATAGTCAGAGGATCAGACGCGCATAATCCGTCAAAATCGGCGGAAGTGCTTTTATAGATATGAGTCACTGCACTTGTCACATCGGCAACACTTGTGACGCTTGTACGCAAAGCGGATTTAAAAAAATAATCAAGCGCGGAAGGGCTAGCCTCCATTGTAATGTCACCCTCAACTGTGCTCGCTCCATTATAATAGGGAGATTCCGCAAATCTGGCATACATTCCCGCCTCAACTATTTGCTCTTTAGCAAGCGTTATACTCTCTTCAGTAATTGCAAGTGCTTGCAATGACGCGACATTTGAAGTATTAAAACTTTCCTGAAACGCGAACATCGCATGACCTTTCATTCCATAACCAGCCATGTTTTATCCCTCCAACTCTTTTTCTTGTTTATGTCCGCAAAGTCTATATCCACCATATTTTGAAGGATAGACCCCGACTCCTTGAATTTGCGTTATGCTTGTAGCGATATTATTCCCTTGCTGCTCCGACACATGAACGATGCATCCAAAACCAGGAATATCCATAGCTTTCGTCGATTTCATCCACCCTTGCGATTTTGAAGACGCTTTCGACAAACAAAGCCATTTTCCAGGATTGCCGTAGACTTCAACGTCAGAGACATTTTGTTTCAGCGTTTTCATATCTACATTGGTTAGAGTTCTTTCATCATGTTTTTTCTCTATCGCTGGTTTATCCGCAACGATATCCGGCTTTGCTTCCGATTTAAGAATTTTTTCTTTAGCTTCCATCTTCGACGGTCTCCCCGGCCTCTTTTTCTCTTCCGGCATTTTCTACCTCTTCTTTATTAGTTTTAGCAATAGGTTGAATTAAACATGCGCTTAACAACCGTTTTTTTATAACGTCGTCTCTAATTGTAACCGGCTCATTATTGACGACATAACCGCATAAAGGATTAAAGCCGGACGGTCCTTTCCAGAGAAAGTTTATTTGTTTCATTTTTTCGTTGACAGAAAGATTTTAAAAATTAATACTGATGTTAACAATTCATTAAATGAAATCATAAAATTCAAAAAAGCAAATAATATGGCTCCATTAGTACCTGTAATTGTAGGAGAAATAATAAAAAAAGTTTTCCGCCGCGACAAAAAACGAGACAATAAAAATTTAAAATATCAACTAACTCATTATATTCATCAATTACAATCAGATTCGCAATCGTTTAAAAATTTTTCACACGATTATGAAGATGGTTATCTAGATGCATGTGAATCTATTAAAAATGAAGTTAACAAAATATTTACAAATTAAGCGAAAGCCTCTGCCGTAAACGTTAATTCACTCATCAAGAAATCATCACTTTGATTTTGATCTCTATTTAGTGGCGACATAGTAAAGTCAGTCACCATTAAAACCGTATTATCAAGCGTTCTGTTGCTATTTATGGCCGTCCAAACATTATCGCGTAAATCGTTTAATTCTCGTATTGACAAGAATTGCTGCTCAATGTTTTCATAATTTTGAACTTGAACCTCAATTGTTACGCTAATTTCCTGTTTCCACGGTTGCGATATATTAGCGCGATGACCATTGATATTTATGTTTGGATCAAGTACATTGATCCAATATAGCGTATTATTTGGGTTTGTATTAGTAATCGCGTATTGTTCAACCACTACACCGCAATTAACAAGCGTTTGATTGCTTGAAAGCGTTGTAAATACTGAATTCATTACATAATTAGTATGAATTGTCATTTTAACTCTTAATAAAAACGTCTTTCACAAATCCCTTAATGACAGGTTCAATAATTTTGCGTCCTTGTTTATCATCAGGGAATATTTTTCTTCTAGGGAGAGTTGCTTTCGCCTTCCCAAAAACTTTAATCTTTCGCGGACCGTCTTCATGATATTTAGAATAATCTTGCCCGTTGGTTAATTTTCCTTCCTTGTCTGATATATTTCTAAACCATCTTTGTCTTAATTGTCCGCTATCTCTTAATATATTAGTTGAATTGGTGGGAGATTTTTTGCGCGTTCTTCTAATTTCCAAGGTTGCAAATGATAATTTTTGCCATCTTAATCTTGAATCATCATGCATAGTTCCGTTAGCGTTTATATTACGCTTTACCCACGCTTCGTATAATGCGACCATGCGACCATGAACGCCGCGTTTTTGCGACATTTTTTTTTCAATCGTTTTGAGACGCTTTGAGAATTTTTTTAGCCCAGTTACTTTGACGGCCATAATTACTTTAGCTCAATTGATTTTTCATCAATGCATTTATTCATCAAGTCCGCATTAAGTTTTAATAACTGTTCTATTTTAGTTTGTTTATTTGATATTTTATCTAAATTATTTACTACTTGAGTAATTATTTTAGATACATTATCTTTTAAACATAAAGTCGTTTCTAATTTAGCCATTAATAATCATCATCCCATAAGGCTTGAATAAAATCAGGATCAACTCTCTGATTGATCGCTTTTCGCATATCGAAAGTATTTTTATAATCTTGAGTAGTGCTCCAAGCATCTAGCCTATTAGCCATTTCCGATTCGGGAAAAATAGCCTCCCCCGACGTTGTGATCATCGGCGCATTTCCCTTGCAGATATTTTCAACCCGCGACGTTAGAGCATTACGAAGTTCTTCGGAATCTTCCTGATTTCTAGTTCGTTCCAGAATCCCTAAATACGCAAAATGAACGCTTAGGTCTTTGGCCGTTTCATTGTTTGAAGAAAACGGCACTGTAAAGCACTTTCCCAAAAACTCATTAACAAGTAATGATCCGTGCGGCAACCAATGATTTTCAACTTCCGATTGCGTAATCCTTGGAGATAAATTATAAATAACTATGAAATCGGAATATGTCGCGTATGTTATAGCCATAAAATCAGGTAATTAAAAAACATTAATTATTTTCTTGACAGATCAGCCGCTATTCGAAAAACTATATTTAACAAATCGCAATAACGCGATAATACTCAACATAAGAAAGGAGTCTAATATGACATCTAAGTTGATTGGCGTTTTAATCGCACTCAGTATTTCCGGCATAATTGGCGCGTTTGCATGGCCATATATACTTAATTCCTGGCTGCTATTTTTAGGAAAATCAGCCGTAGTTCAATGGTGGCAAGGATTTCTTATGGGATATGTCCCGTTTATTGGCCAATTTGCGCTGCCACTTGCCATGCTGACATGGATTATTATGTTAATACTTGTCTAAATTTTTTCTTAACATATGCAACCCCGTCTTTATAGCCGAAATACCGCTGTTCAGTTATTTCGGTTCCGCCTTTGTCAACTTTAACATAACGTCCGCACCATGATCCGCCATTATGCTGAACGCCAATATGAAACCCCGGATCGTTCCAGTCTGGATACATCCCTATTTCTATTTCATTTATTAATTTGCGACGGATGAGAAAGTTTTTCAAGTGGTATTCAGCATCAAGAAACCCGCATCCTACGACATGAAAGTCTACCGCTTTTGCAACATAATGCAGCGATTTTGGGTTTTTATCAGAGTATCCACGATGAATTTTTATTTTACATCCAGCTGGCAAACTTTCTCTGAATTGATCCAATAAAACTAGAAGCATAAAATCCATTTCTTCAGCGTCTCCCCATGCTTCATTTGGGTAGAAGTATTTTAATAATTTCCATTTCATAATAATTTTTTATACTTTTCCAAAAAAAAAATATACCCGCACTCAAGCATTTCATGTACCCGCATTTCGGCATAAGGGGGGATAACTAATATCAATAAGACAAGGAATGCAAGCAACCCTTGTAAAAAAAATAACCCCGAAATTGATATGGCAAATGCCTGTGGATACATATTTTGTTACTTTGCGTAAAAACGTTCTAGCGTATTTTTAATCAATTCTATTTGCAAATTTTGGTCATTCAACTGTTTTTTCAACGCAACCATATTGAGGTTGAAGTTTTTTTTATTATCATTAATCCATTCCGAATTTTCTATTACTTTTTCTTGATAGATTCTTTTTTCAAGAATTGTAAACCGGTCCATCATGGAATTTAATTTTCCGTAGGAGGCAAACGCCATGACAAGGACGCCCCCTATGGCAATAATTAAAGACCATTTTTCGAACGGCTTGATAAACGCCGTTTTAGCAATTGTTTCTTCTGCCTTTTCCCTTGCAATTTGCGGAATACATTTTTTAAGCCCATCAAGATCGTTAAGAATTTCATTTTGACGAGTCTCCGCCGTTCTGAATTTCTCATTGACATGCTCCTTCAAGAAATCTATTTCGGACCCGGCCATTATAATAAAATATCAATTGTTGCGTCTCTGCGTTTTTATCGTTTTCCCCCTGAATGCTGTTGCAAATTACAACAGCTTGCTCAGTTTAATGCCTTTATAAATATTGCGCATCATTTTCAAAAACGGCTAAATTTTCATCCGTCATCAGATTCATAAGAGCTTTCAAGTCTTCTTTATTCTCTACCTTCCCTTCAACAGTCGTCATATCATTGCCATGCATTAAATTTAACTTATCTATTTTAACCCCGAACTTAAATGAATATCCGCCTGTGCCATTTGTAAGAAAATTAACCGTATTCGACACATATATTAATGAATCCAAAACAAACCTAACTTGTTTTAATTCTATAATTTTTCGCCAGCCGCTTAATATTTGCTGACATCGGGCAAGCATTTCCGCCGATATTCGTTTGGTTTGTTCAAACTCGAATCGATTTAAATGGTCCAAATCGCGAATAGCCAACGCTCTTCCTAAAAACCTTTCGGGGTATTTCTGCATATCCCTAACCATTAGCGGCCAGTTTCTTTGAAATCTATTTCTTCTGATCGATTCGCTTTCATATCCAACATGCATAATTGCCGCGACATTGGACGGGACAATATATGTTTCTCCAGTTCCTTTATTAAGCCCCGTTTCAGGATGTTCATGAACGCATCCATAAAATCGGATTCCTTTGTAATTCCTAAATAACCGGCAAGGAAGATCGGTTTTAGTCAATCCCGCTGGTTCGGCACTAAAATGATGCTGATGAGTCGCGTATGCATTAAAATGGTTATCCCTTAAATATAGATTTATTTTATCAGGCCATACCCATGTTTCGTCGTCGTCAATCCATAAAATCCAATCGCGAGTAGCTTTGGCAATCGTTGTATTTCTGGCTTCGTCGAAACCGATTTCAAGCGGACTATCATTTTCAAAAACATGCGCATTTGGAAATTCAGACGCTATTCGATACGTCAAACAATCTTCTACCTTTGCTCCATTAAGAGATTTTTTGTCTATCGCTATAATAAATTCATCGACAAACGGCTGGATTGATTGCAATGTTTTTTGGATACTTCCACAATCAGCTTTAGTGATCAAGCATGCGGAAACTTCTTGATCTGGATTTTGAAATTTAATTTTTCGCAGATAGTTTATATCTCCAAAATCATTGTTTTCATCTCTGGCCCAATCCCACATATAAAATCCAAATTTATCGCTGCTCTGATCTGGATGATTGAGATATAAAATTTCTTTCCCCCGCTTATGCCCGATTATGTCTTCAATATCGGATGATTCATACTGATGCAAATGTTGCCGCTTGTACGGATAGCGATCAAACGATAATGCTTCCCACGGACCCCACGGAGTAGTAATAGACAGTTTGCCGCCTATTTTTACCGCTTGTTCAAGATTAATTAGGAATTGTTTATAATCCCATATATGTTCTAAAACTTCGGCACAAATTATGGCGTCGTATTTATCTTTTTCAAGTTCGTTTGGATTATTGCATTCAAATAATTTGATGTTTTTTAACCCGTTATCAGCAATAAATTTATTCCCGATATCAACCTGTTTCGAGTCAATATCGCATCCTTCGAACACTAAATCCGTAAAAACAGACGCTAACGCCGTAGTAACATGACCTACGCAACAACCATATTCCAATACTATGCTTCCCGGCTCTAACTTAGCCATTTTTTCAATTAGCGGTCGAATACGCGGGATATTCAACGTCATAGCATAATTCCCAAGCCCATGATTATCGCCGCTTTGATTAATATGGTATTCAGCCATTTCAGCGTAAAAATCTTTCGTATCAGGCAATGAAGAAAAAGCCGTTTGATACATATTTTTCAGGAACTTATCTTGTCCTAGATTTGATTTTTCATTCAAAAAACTAGCCGCCGCAACGTCTGAATTATATATAAAATGCTGGAAAAGCCGCATTTTATTATTTGTCAACCGATCAAAATCATCATGTATTAATGATTCAAATTTATCCACGGTATTAACAATATCATACTGTTTGGATTTCGCTATCGCCTTATAATATAATTCATCATATTTAGCTGTATTTTTCTGTAAATACATAATGGAATTAACGAATTCAGGTATTGACGACCAGAAAACACCACCATCTTTCAACGTTTCTGGTAAAGCAGCCGTTTTAGTAGTGAGGAACGGCGTCCCTGCCGTTTGTTCTTCCATAGCTGTGATGCAACTCACTTCCTCGAATTCGGTCGGATAAACGTGAAGCCATGCGTTTTTCATGATTTCCGCTAACTCCTGCTTGCTTAAATATCCATAATTGCGGACGTTCGGTAATGCCTGACATCGTTGATATAACTGTTGATATAATGGAGCAGACTGCGGAGTTACGTTATCGTATCCAGTCACAACTAAAGTTATTTCAGGATCGATTTGCAACAGTTTTTCCATGATGCCGTTTTCGCCAACTAAATGCACAAGTCCGCGTTCAGGTCTTGAGCTATAAAGCAGCATCTTGTTTTGTTTTTTATACTCCAACTCGCCAGCCACGCACAATTCAGAATCAACGCCATTCGGAATAAAATCAATATAATTCTCTCCAACGCCATATATTTTTTTGACTTGATCGACGTGAAATTGAGAAACGCCAAGTATTTTATTGACGTTCCACATCATTGAATTTATTTGCGGATGCCAGCGTTTCAAAGCAAGATCATGCGTCCAAAAATAATTCAACTTGGAATTATAATGCGCATTGAATATACCAGACGCCCTTTGAGCCAAAATCACATCGCAAGGGATATTTAATGCGTATTTCTGAAACTCATCTCCGAATGGCGACTGTTGATCGCATTTACCTATAGGCATATAATCAACGTTATCAACCGTGACCATTCGAGGAGCATTGCAAAAACATTTGACATCATGACCACGTTTGGCTAGCTCTCTAGCGACGTAATAGCCCATCGTTTCTGACCCGCCTAGAGACTTTCCCTGATTGATCGTATTTCCGTCAAACGGAAGCCCCATAACGTAAACTATAATATTTAGTTTATTTTTTTTCATATTTATATTTTAAAATTCATATTGGTTAATCTGATATTTCAATTTCGCGAAAAAATATAATCTTCTCTTGCGCGTCCTTAAATATACTCAACAACTCATGCAAATCTATATTTGTATACTCTTCTTTTTTATCATGAAATTTTAACGGAATTTCCGACCCATGCAGGGTAGCATTTTTGCTATCGGCTTTAAATAAAGCTTTAATTGCATTTTGATATATTTTAGTGCAATAAGTAATATTAAAAAATACCCCTTCAGATGTCACACCTTGTCGGCCTACAATATATATATTCATATTTATTTAGATAATCTTTTCATATCGGCATTAAGCATAATTGCTACTAATTCAGGAAATAAAACTTTCGGTTTCCATCCGCTAAGATTGCTGATTCCTTTTAAATATTTTACTTCGCTAGGCCGATAAAACTCAGGAGAAACGTCAATAATAATAGCCCCTGTTTTTGAATCAAATCCTTTGATGTCTTTTCCTTCTCCTTTCCATTCAAGAGGGATTTCAGCTATATTACATGCGCAATTAATAAATTCTTTAATTGAATGCGTTTCACCAGTTGCGATAATGATGTCTACAGGTTTTTCATCATGCAACATCATCCACATTGCTTCAACATATTCAGGAGCATACCCCCAATCTCTGCAAGCGTCAATATTCCCTAAAGTTAACTTATCGGCTAATCCTAACTTGATTTTAACAAGCCCGTCAGTGATTTTCCTGGTTACGAAATCAAGACCGCGTAGAGGTGACTCATGATTAAATAAAATCCCACAACATGCGAATAAATTATATGATTCTCGGTAGTTTATCGTTACATGATGCGCGAATAATTTAGCTACCGCGTAAGGGCTTCTAGGGTTAAACTTAGTATCTTCGCATTGCGCTATTCCATTTTTTTCATACTCATTATATGAGTCTCCAAACATCTCTGAAGTTGACGCCTGATAAAATTTAGTGTCCGGGCTAAATAACCTAATAGCCTCAAGTAAATTCAACGTTCCAATCGCGTTTACTTGCGATGTTGCGAGTGGCTGATCAAACGATGCTTTTACAAAACTTTGCGCGGCTAAATTATATACCTCGTCTGGTTTTATTTTTCGAACTACATCTATGATTCTTGGCAACTCCAATAAATCCATATAGATTAATTCTACTTCATCTTTAATGCCTAAATAATTTAGCCGCCAATAATCGCCATCTCCATTGCGTCTGTCAGAACCATAGACTATATATCCTTTGTCTAATAGCAATCTTGCTAAATAAGCACCATCTTGTCCTCTAATTCCAGTTATAAGTGCCGTTTTCATACACTTTGCTCTTTAAACTTACGCTCATAATTAATTTCGCCAATCATCATATTATCTTTCGACTTAGTCCACATCCATAAATAATTAGCCACGGGAATATTTTTAATCGGATAAGTAGGGATATGAATAATTTTAAAGTTATCTTTATGCCCAACTATTTCCAATATGTCTTCATGCTCATAATGATGAATATGTTCTCTAACTAAATCAGCGTTATCAAAAGATATTGACTCTAACGCGCCGCTTGGAGTGGTTATAATTATTTTGCCACCTTTTTTAGTAGCATTTTCAAGCCCTTCTAAAAGTTCTTTATATTCCAGAATATGTTCTAGCGTTTCAGTGCAAATAATCGCGTCGTATTTATCAGACTCAATTTTCAAAGGATCGTTGCACTCGAAATAAGAAACATTTTTAATTTGTTCTTTTTCTATATATTCATTGGCTATTTTCAACTTAACGGGGCTAATATCCGCGCCTTCAAATTGTAAAAGCGGGAATTGATTTGCCATCAACACGGTTATTTCACCCGCGCTGCATCCATAATCAAGAACTAATGACCCAGGTTTTAAATCACTAATTTCATTAATTATATGGCGCACTCTAGGAAATCGCATCAATCTTTCAATATCGCCTAAATTTTTAAACGCTTGTTTTTTGTCGCTATCAATCGCAATTGAATCTTGTATTTCTTTCGTCGCGGTATATTTTTTATATATAGTCGGATAGTTATCTTGCAAAAATTTATCTTTCCCTAGACTATATTTATCGTTTAGTTTTTGCGCAGATATAACGTCTGAATAATATATAAAATGATTAAAAAGTTTCTCTTTATCTTTCGGCTCTTGAACGCTTGGAAAAAGCTCTGAAATCCAATATTTCTCTATAACGTCTCTCCATGCCATAGCTTTTGAGTAAATGCCTTTTTCATGCGCTACAACGTCATTTCCTTTAATAAAATTAACATACGGTATATAATCGCCGACCGTTTCTTTTAACGCTCCTAATTTATTGACTATGGGAGTACATTCACAATATTGAGCTTTTACCGCGTTCAGACAAAATAACTCCGAATCTGGATTATTAAGCGGCAAAATCCAATATTCAGCTTTCCAATATTCTTGCTCTATTTCATCGCGTCTTAATGATCCTAAATATTCAATTCCATCCTGTTTTAGCAAGTCCGTAATCTGATTTTTAAAACGTCTAAGCTGGAAATTTTTAAAATTAAAATTATTCCATCCGTAAGCAACTTTTAGTGTTAATCTAGGATAATGCTTTTTGATCGTTTTCCAGTCAGTCAGCAATTGAAATAATCCACGGTCAGGCGAACTACAATATAAAATAGTTCCTGAAACTTTATCGACTTTATTTTTATCAAGCGATTCTATATCAACTCCAAGCGGGGATGCATGACTTTTTTTATGCGGCACAAAAACATTTTTTCGTTTTTGATAATTAGATATATTAACGAAAGCATCTATCGCGTTTATATTTAATTTTTTTGACTGCTCATTAGTACCCCAACTTTGCTCGATATCAGCCGTCCAATGAATACTCGTCGCCGCTTTCGCCGATTTTACCCAAGGAGTATTATCTTTCCATGTAATGAAAATATTATCTGATTCACAAGTAGCGTTTTTTCTGTCTTCATATTTTACGCCGTTATATTCCTTCTCACCCTGAATGCGCGAAGAGTGATACACCGTGACGTCGAATTTTAGCTTGACTAGTTCTTTGGCGAACAATACAATTGCTTCTTCCGAACCTCCAAGAAAGTTTTCTAAATCCGTTGGCTCCCACGATGGAACAACTTCGTTAGTAAAAATTTTAACTTTTCTCATATTTATTTTATTAAGTTAATTCAAATATTTACATTTAATGATTGGCACAAATTAACATACGATATTTAATATGTCAAGTCTTTTTTTTAAAAAAGATGCCCAATTAAAACAACCGCATAACGAAAAACGCGCCGAATTAACGACGCGCTTAAAAAACATTACGCGCTAATTCCGCCTGAACCAGAACTAGTTACATTAGTAAGCAGTCCAGCCAATTCTTTAGTAAGAACTTTTTCATCCTGATAATATCCAATCTCAAATTCATTGACTTTCCTTCTGTCATCATATTTGAGATTTTCAACGCGCATATCAGGTACGCCAGGGACCATCCACCTAAACGAATACATATAGGACGGCTCTTGCATGGAAGCGGTTTTAGGAGCGTAATAACATAGAACGCTATCTCCCCAAACATCCGCAAGCGTGTTGCCTTGGCCTTCTTGAGCTGAATTATACTTTTGCTGACCAATCAAAATTTTATCGACTTCCAACAGTGCGGTAACTTGATCGACCGTCGCATCTCTAGCCGCGCCGGTTACCCCTGTTTTATTCGCTTTATCGATAACGTTTTTATTCCTGGAAATCTTGCGCCAAGCTGCCGTGCCCATCAAAATTCGGTTAGGCCTCCACCCCACTGCGTCATGAACTTGATCCATTCGCGCTTGAATAGTGCCAACCGGATCGGAATTAGTTATATCGTCAAATCCAGACGCGACTAATGTCGAAGTTCCAACATTTGCCGCTGAAAAAATGACATTAGCTAAACGACGCTCCCAATTAGTCATCAGTTTACGCGCTAAAAATTGCGCCTTGCCCTCTCGCGTAGTACGGAGTAGCATAGGATCGGCGTTAGCCATATCTTCAACCGTTACGCCTCCTCGAAGCGCGTAGTTTTGAGCATGATAAGTTAACGACGTTACATCGAACCCGACCATGTTCGCTTCCACGCCGGGTGATCGTTTGTCGTCGTCTTCTCGATACCAGTCTTCCTGAGGCCAGCTCAAGATTATATCGGTTTGTTTCTGCACACGTACAATTGGAGCAACTTCAGGAGCAATAAACATCTCCGTGTTGACCAAATTTTGCACGATGTTAGTAAGGTGTCTATCAACATGCAGTTTGTTGACACCTGTTGGCATAAAAGTCATGATTTACCTCTCTTATTATCTGCCTAAAAATGTACAATCCACCGCGAACCAAGGCGATGCGAAATTAAAAATACCAGTCGCGACAATGCCTGATGCGACATCCGCCCCGGTGTGTTTTCCAACAATCCATTGTCCAGAATCAGCCGGAATCATATAGCCGCTCGTAGTCGGGGACAATAAAATGCCACTTGAAGCGACGGCAATCCCCGCAACGTATTTCATTTTTCCGGCGTCGGCATATGTAGCCGTATCCCCGGAACTAGCACCGCCGACAAGCACCCCATGAGCGGCCTGCCCATTGTCTATAATGTCTCCGATTTCGCCAGCAACAGTCTTGTATAGCGGTCCCGTTCCTTCGGTAGTGCTACTGAGATCGTTTTTAGTTGTAAACGTCCAAGTAGTTTGATATCCATAAGTTGTCATAATATACTACTTCTTAATTACCTAACCATGTACAATCTACCGCGAACCACGGATTTGAAAAATTAAAATGCCCGATTCCCAGCGAACCCGATCCAACATCATTTCCGATGCTTTTCCCGACAACCCAAAAACCAGAGTCGGCGGCAATAACATATCCGCTTGTTGTCACTGACAACAGCGTATTTTGAGAAGAAACAGCCGCGCCAGCCGTATATTTTATTTTCCCGGCGTCCGCGTATGTTCCGCCATGAGTTCCCGACTTGGCGGAAGTATATAAAATACCAGTCGTATTTCTTCCATTTGACGCAAAATCGCCAGTTTCCGCGTCAATCGCTTTGTAAATCGATCCAGTTCCTCTTACAGTACTGGTTAAATCGTTCTTGGCATTAAAATACCAAGTCGTCATTTTGTTATCGACAGCCATAATAATAAACCTCCATGTTTATTAGTTTTAAAAATTAGTTAGAAGCGTATTCCGTCTTCATCCATTCGTGATACTTCATTTCGAGAGTCGGATTTATTTTAAAAGCCAAGTCGGACGCTTTAACATAGTCTAGATCGGCATTTTTCGCTTGCAGCTTGAAAATCTCATGTTCCAACTCTTCACTAGCGTTAGAAAACTGCACTCCTTGTTCATCTTCATCAGTTAAATCTTTTCCTTGTTCGCCAACCGGCAATTGTCCCGCATATGCTTGTCCAATCTCATGAGCTAGTTTAGCCGGAATACTTAATTCCGTTTCTTCATTGAAATTAATTTTTTGAGAATCCAAGTGGTCCTCTATCTTTTTCATCATCGCCGGAGCCAACTTTCCATCTTTTACAGATGCTTTGTACGGCTGAAGAACTTCATCTTTCTTGATTGAAAACTGAATAGATTTTTCTTTTTCATCTTGTTCGGCAATTTTAGTCGTCAATTCAGTTATCTCTTTATCCTTCGCGCTTTCTTTTTCTGAAAATTGCATTTTTTCAGTTTCAAGCTCAGTTATTTTAGTTTGAGCTTTTTCAAGTTCAACATGAGCTTGCGCGGAGTCAGTATCTTCCACTTCAGCTTTAAACTGCATTAATCCAGTATTCGTTTCTTTTAGTTTGGCCAATTGAGCTTGTACAACGCTTAATTTAGCCAGAACTTCGGCATGATCTTTAGGATCGACGCCTACAGTTTCTTTTTTTTCGTCACCCATTTTTTCATCCTTGATAGGGTTTTTAAAAAAATCTTCATTCATAAAAGGCTCTGAAAAATTAAGCGAAAAACTTTCATTTTCAGATAAATTACGGGCAGTCAACCATTTCTGAGCTTTATCTTGCGACCAAAACTCTTTGCTAAAATGATATGACTGTAAAATGGCGGATTCAGGATTGGAATTTTCAGGAACTTTATCAGCATTTAACCTTCCAGTTATAATTTGAATTCCCTGAACTCCATCTAAATCCTTTGTTCGGAACGTATCTGACTGAAAATCGTTAGGATCGCGCATTCTAGCTCTCCATTGACTTTCCGTTTCGTCCCAGGACAACACGGCGAAACATAATATGTTTTCCGGCATCCCTTCCGATAAAAATAATTGTAAATCCTTTAAATTCTTAACCGCAGGGCTATCAGTTCCAAGCAATGCGATAGCGTCTATGAAAGGATTGTTTTTTGCGTCGCTTTGTATTTCAATTGAAATATTAGTTAATCTTTTTTGCTTGATAGCTTGCAATAATAAATCTGGAATTCCAATAAAATCAGCTATGATTTTACTACCTTTGATTCTGAAATTTGTAGCACTTCCAAACAACGGAATTCCTTTCGAACTTCCCTTTGCAACTTCTTCAGTCGTATGCCCTATTTTAAGAGCCGGATTTATTAGCTTTTTTGCAAAAAAATCTTTCGTGTTTCTTAATAATTTAGCCACGAAATCTTTCGTGATTTCAACACCTTTTTTGGGACCGTTACTAGGGAACCAATGCCCCGGCGCAAATAATTCAACTTCTTTTAATGTTGCCATAATTACCTCAAGTTCTGATCATGAAAAAAATTATTCTTAACTAATCCCGCCGATTGATTTAATAAGACATCAGTTGCTGCACCCATGCTGTTAACTCTCCATTGCAGTTCACTTTTTTCGCTCACTAACACTGGAACATCATAATTAGGCCCTACAGTAGGCGATGAAAAATAAGCCCTATTTCGTTTGAATACATGGTTTGTACTCGGTTTAATAAATTGCCCAATAATAAACGTTTTAAAAACATCCATTGTTATCGATGGATTGGACAATAATAAAGAATGCGAACCCGGAACTGTGTATTTTGCCGACGCCGATATGTTTGTATTTATTAAAATTGTTTCATATTTAGTAGCGGGAACCCCGGCTGTAAAAGCTCCAGCACCTATAGATATTGCGCCTAAGTTTTTACCCTCCGTTCCGGCAAGCGATACATAAGCATCGTTTATTCTGAAAATAGGATCAACAATTGGCACTACAGTTTGTCCGTTCAATGAATATGTCGCCGTTTGCTATATATATTCCGTATCTAGATACTCAATAGTGACCTCATGCGCACCAGTGCCGCCATGCACATCATTAGAACTGGCAGACGCCAAACCATAGCTACTACCGGCGGAAGCCATCGCTGAAGTTGGATAAGTATATGCAGTGCGATTCGGCCAAAGCAATATTTCGCCATCGCTCGTCACGGCATCATTGACCTGTCCTTGAATTAAAAACGGCTCTATCCCTCTAAAATTACCAATCGCTACTTGAGTAGGCATATCGCCGATAGGATGTCCGAAAAAGTCTCTTGTAATAGCCATGTTTTCTTTATATCTTCCTTGATAAATTTATTTTAACGAAAGCCTACAGCGGGCTTGACTGATTTAACTATACGCGACTCCTTCCAAGTGTCTAGAATCGTTACTGGAATTAGTACGCTTCGGCAGCTCATATGATTAGCCGGCGTTATTGAACTCCATATTTGGTTGTCAATTTTGAACCGTCTACCATCATACGTTCTACAAAATACAGTCGTTCTATTATCCATAATCGCTGAATATTCCAATCCTTCTACAAAATCGCCTAATGCTGGATCGGTATATGTCGCAAGTTGAGCCTGAACAAAAATATTCGTAATATTTGTTCTAGCTATTGTTGCCCATCTAGCATCGCCAAAACGACCATTAATCTGTTCTTCTAAATCCGTTATAATCGCTGTAATGCTTTTTTCGTCCTTAATGCCTTCAACTAACGCTCTATGAACTAATTCTCGCTCATCATCAGTTAAATCTTTAGTCCCCATGAACGCCTCTGAATTCAGATAATTTTCAGCGACCTCCAATGAAATCCCATCGACAAAATTTAATACAGTCCATTTGTCAGATACGCAAGCCATCTCTTTACTTGTAGCCGATGCGAATTTAATGCGATCTTGAATTTCTTTAGGCTGATCTATAACCGATTCTTTTAATGAATCTTGCCCCGCTTTTCTTCCCGCTTTATATGCAAAACCCAAATTCGATTTAAAAACCTGTCTTAATTCACCCATCAAGTTTTTAGTCGGGAACTTTTCGAGTTTTAAGACAATACCTTCATAATCTATTTTGTTTTTATCTTTTGGTAGATTTTTATAAATTATTCGCATTTGCTTTTTGAATTCAGCGAATATTTTATTATTTACCTTGCTTAAATCATTAGCGAACCCGGCTTCTAAATTATCGAACGTTTTCTCTATCTGAACGAAATCAAGTCGATTAGTTAAGTCCGTTTGCTTTTGATCATCATCTTGAAATTCAAGATGCCTGTGATCGCAATCTAGATGATTTAAGTCTATTTTTTTTTTACCTTTCGCTTCTATCTCGTCTTCTTCAATATCAGTGTCAACGTCTTCATCTGCTTCTCTTTGAGGGTATTTTAATAATTGTCTCGTTCTATTTTCGTCGTCAACCGTATTAACTACCGCTTGTTCTTTCGTTGCCGTTATCCATGCATTTGCGGACGCTCGTTTTTGATCATCGGTTAGCTCGTCAAATCGAAAACGCGGATAACTTTTTACACCAAAATTCCACCATGCCAATTGAGAAAAAAGCTGCTCGTTTAATATTTCGGCAAGGGTATCGGCTTGCTCCGTTAAAATCTGCATGAAAACTTCAAATTGAATTTTCGCTTGCGCTTGACTTCCAGCTTGTTTTTGTTCTGTAAATCCCATCAGATTTGGAACTAATAGCCCCTTGCTGATTTCTCGGTTTTTCTGCTGAACCGCGTTTTCGAAAGCATCCGTATCCGTGCCGTTTACTATGTCTATATTATAGCCCATAGGAGCTTTAATGCTTGTCGATTTTGTTATATTATTTAATATTCTCTTGAAATCAGCATTTTCATTAGGAGCTAAATTAACCGCTTTTTCAGTCGGATTTGCAACGACGAAACCTCCTGCGATACGCTCAATCCATATGTTCTGAAATCTTAGAATTATATCTTTTTCCCAATATGATCTATAAACCGATCTTAACTCAGACTCTCCCCATACCGGATCAATGTCGGGTTTATTTACGTATATAATGAACTTTCGCGGATCGAGAGATTTACTTAATCCGTCAATATCTTGTTTGATTTCAACAATGTCTCCGAAATCATTGATTTTATAGTTAAAAGACCAATACGGTTTTTTCTTAATTTGCGTCAAAATCCATCGTTCTTTTCCATCTATTTCCGTAACGCCAAAAACTTTCTCGGACACAGAAAAACCTTGCGCTTTCCCTATTAAAATAGTTCTTAACGCTTGCATCCATGACCCTTTCAACAAAGCGTTGATATTCAGCTCGAAAAATTCTATAATCTCATCTTGAATTGGTTCTTCAGATTGTTTCTCGAAAAACGAACTTCTCGAAATAATCATATTTATCAGGGTATCATACGACGCTTTTATTTGCGGATCGCGAAGCATTTTGACATAGATGTCATAACCTTTTTTGGCAGCAAGTTCATCAGGATTATACGCTTGAAAATCAGAGAACAAAGACAAAAATACTGAATCGCCAGACAACGCGATTTCGTTCGCGGTTGGCTTCATTTCTATTTGCTTTTGCCGCTTTTGACGATCTATTTCAACTCTCTCAACAAAAGTAATTTGTTGATTGGGCTGATGATTTAGTTTTTTATTTAAAGTCCGCCAGTCGAAATTTTCAAACATTAAAATAATCCTCTTTCGATGTCATGATAATCAGACATTGTCCCGTCAATCGAATAATCAAGTTCTGAATTAGTAGTGCGTTTTTCGATAATTTCATCAATGGCGTCATCATCTTGATTCTCGAAGTGTGCGCCAAGAGATATTATTTCTATAGCGTCAGTCATGCAATCCGCTTGATCATCGTTTTTATGAGTGTCTAACGGCGTTATTTTTCGTATTTCTTCTTTAAAATCAAATAAAAATTCAGCATCAATCGGTAAATAAACAAGTCCGCTAGCAATTGCAGGAGTAACGTTGAAAAACCTAATGACTTTAGATATATGCCGTTGTACCGCAATGATCGGAAAATTACCTTTTCTTCCAATCTGCTGAATAAGAGAAGTTCCTGAAACTTTGTCCTCGACGAACATCCCTCTTAAAATTCCCTGCGCTTTTACATGTTTATTCCAAAATGCAATCGCTTGAATTTCAAGTTCGGGGGCTTCAATCTTATCCCTATATTGATCGATTAAAAACGCTTGATTTCCAACAGCCCCCCATAGTTGGAATACGCTGAAATCGTTAACCTCTTTATCTTTTTGCGCCGTATCCGCCGTTATGATTCTATAATCGAACGTCGGCAACATCTCGTAATATTTCCACCAATCAATCTTGAATATCGCGCCGCCAGCTGGTGACGGGCTTTGCATATATTGTCCGTTGAATACGTGCGGATCGGTAGTCCGCATCACTTCAAGCTCTTCTACCGTGTGTTTATATTCCCACAACGCGCCTGACTTTAGATTATGTTCAATCGGTATCGCGTGAGAATATCTTTGTTTTTCAGCCACTTGCAAATAATTTAATTATTTTCTTGACAACTATCCGCATCCATATAGAATAGGTATCAACAACATCGCGAAACTAAAAACAATAAACGGAGAACAGCATGGAACTAACCGCAACGCCAAGAGAAATCAACAAACACAACCCGCGCCAAGACGGATGGAATATCTTACGCAAAAATCTGATAGTTTTCGGAGATAAATACCCAAGCGACGAACGACCGCGCAAGGCTATTGAAGCCGTTGAAAATTGGATTAATGATCCAAATGAAGATAATTTGATGATTGCCGCTGCTGATGCCGTTAACGCCGCTACCGCCGCCATTAAAGCCGCTAATAATCGAGACGCGGAGTTGATCGCTCAGACCGAAATCATCAAAAACCACTTGTCTTAATTTACTTAACGAATAATCAATCAATCAAAGCTGGTAAACATAAATGATGCCATAGTTCACCACTACCGCCATTCAGAAGAAACCCTGATAAATCATCTTCATGAATGCGCTGCATGATCACGATAATGGGAGTCTTTCTGGCTTCCATTAATCTACTCATGACTGAATGATTGAATCTGTCATTTACCTTTTTTCTTACCGTATCCGAATATGCATCTTCAATTTTAATTGGATCATCAATGATAAACGCGCCATGAAATCCTTTTCCCGGTTTTCCCGCTCTAAATCCGGTAACTTGACCACCAGACGCCACCGCATATAATCCGCCGCCATTAATAATATTCCAACGTTTTTTAGATTTCATGTCCGGCCTGATTTCAGTCGGCCACAAAAACTGATATTCGTCAGATTCGACAATATCTTTGATCGCCGTCGAATTTAAAAGAGCTAAGTCGTCTGAATAGCTTGAATGAATAAAGCGACAATTTTTGTTTTTAGCTAACGACCAGGATATAAACGCGATTACGGCAAGCTGCGTTTTAGAAAAGCCAGGAGGTATATTAACAATAAGTCTTTGTATCTCTCCGTTATATACCCGTTCAAGCGCATTGCAAATTAGCTCATGATGCGGATTGATAAAGAACTTATGCCTTTCTTGATGCTTGAAAAAAAACCGTTGAAACCTTAATAAGCTAGACTCAAGTTGCGGTTTAAGAACAGCCGGATTATGCTTTTTGAAAATTTCCATCCCGACCACATTAGACAGTTTTTAGTCCTTCCCAATTTATAACAACTTCTTGTCGATTGTCATACCATTTTGTGTGCATCCCGCAATAGCTGCAAATAATTCTAAACTGTTGCTTTTGAGATATTTTAGCTAATGGATTATCAACTACTATTCTTGCTTGCTTCCCGCAATTGCAATCATATTTAAAAGTCTTCATCGAAAGCTTTTCTAGCGTTTTCCGCCTCTTCCGCCGTTAGTTTGGGGAACCTATGCTCATGCTTTTGTTCACCGCCAATATCTATTTGATCTCGCCAACCAAAATTATTTTTTAGGTTGAACACCACCCCCGATGATATTTTAGGAGTAAGCAATTCTTTTTCCCATGACTCTTCTACAATCGCCTTCGCTTTAGCTAGAATGTCGCCAAATTTTTCTTTTCTGCGATAATTTACAACAGACATTCTGCTCATATCAAGAGCAAGTCCTAGCCCACTCATGGTATAGCATTTTCCAACATTGTCTGCAAAATATTTATCAATAACCGCTTGCATTTCTTCCGGCGTTTCAAATTTTAGTGGTCTTCCACGCATTTGTTTTTTTTAAAAATATTAAGTTATTGCAAATATATAGGTC